ATCTGGTAACAAAGATTCAACTACATCTAAAAAATATGACATTGACTTGTCTCGTCAGAAGTTTGAGTTGCAAGAAAAATACATCAAAGAGTTAAAGCAAAACAATGATGACAAGGTAAATGAATATAATGAAGAGATACAAAATAATCAGGGTGTTATACAGACCTTACATGACGAGACTGCAAACCTCATCACAGAAGTTGCCACACACCAAACCTCTGTGGAAGAGAAGACTTCAGTTGAGAATAAACTCAAGACTATTACAAAGCTTGAATCGCAAATTGAAAGCACAATATCCAAATATAGAAAGGATATCAGTTTCTTTCAACATAATGACGATTGTCCAACCTGCAGGCAAACCATTGCCATGGGGTTTAAGGAAACGGAGATTGCCAATCTTACAACCAAGGCAGCTGAGTGTGAACACGGACTCTCAGAATTAGAGAAGAAGTTATTGGCAGAGCAATACAAGCTCAATACAATTACAGAAGTGCAGAAGAAAATTCAAGCACTACAAATTAAGATTGCAACAAACAATACTTCTATAACCGAAACAAACAAATATATTACTAAGTTACAGAAACAAATTGAAGAGCTTAAGCAATCGAAGGTGGTGTCAGAGAAAGAACAGCAAGAGCTAAAAGAATTAAAGGATTCTCTGTCTATATTGCAAGAAGAATTAAAAGAATTAATACAAGATAAAACATATTATGAAGTTGCTTCTGGCTTGTTGAAAGACACAGGTATTAAGACCAAGATTATTAAACAGTATTTACCAATCATAAACAAGTTGGTCAATAAGTATTTAGCCTCCTTGGATTTCTTTGTTAATTTTAACCTTGACGAATCATTCAAAGAGACTATTAAATCTAGGCACAGAGATGAGTTTACTTATAATAATTTTAGCGAAGGTGAAAAATCTAAAATAAATTTAGCTCTTTTATTTACTTGGAGGGTTATAGCTAAATTGAAAAATTCATCTAATACAAATCTGTTAATATTGGATGAAATTATTGATAGTGCTTTGGATCATAGTGCGATTGATAACTTTTTAGGTTTAATTAATAATATGGATGATAACACAAGTGTGTTTGTAATATCGCCTAAAGGTGACATTTATAATGATAAATTTTACGAAACTATAAGATTTGAGAAAGTTGCCAATTTTTCAAGGATATTAAAATGAGTGAATTTTTAACAATTGATACCACAACGGGTATTGTAACTGAAGAAAAAATAGAACAATTAAGATTGTATGGTGAAAATCATCCAATGCTAAGTGTTCCTATTCCAGAATATAAAGAAGCTTTACCAAATCCAACAATGAAAAACCTTGTTGCAAGATTGAAGCTGACAATGAAACTCTATGGTGGTGTTGGTCTATCAGCGAATCAATGTGGCATTTTTCAGAGAGTGTTTATTATTGGAACAGAACATTTTCAAATCGCTTGTATCAATCCAAAAGTAATTGCTCAATCAGAAGAAATATTAAAAGGCAATGAAGGTTGTTTGTCTTTTCCTGCCATGTATTTGAAAGTTGACCGGCCAACTTGGTGTGATGTTGAATTTTATGATGAGACAGGTGCATTTAAACAAATCAGAATGGAAGGATTAACTGCAAGATGTTTCTTACATGAGTTAGATCATATGAATGGTGTTAAGTTTGTTGATCATGTAGGGCCTTTGGCAGTACAAATGGCAAGACAAAGACAAGAGAAGATGGTAAAACAAATTGTTAGAATTAATAAAAATGCCAAAAAAATGGGAAATAAAAAATGAAAATTGCCACTATTGATGACTTATCTGTGATAGAATCTATATTCGCACCGTATAGAAAGGCTTACTTTCCTCATATACGGCAAGATTATCTCAAACGAAAAATTGAAACAAACAATGTTATTCTACAAGATGGTGTTGTGATTGTGTTTGGTGTCTATAAGAGAAAACAAAAAATAGGTAAAGTAGAAGCACAAAAAGGTGATGCACACATTGGGCAGATTGTTACTGTTGAACAAGGTTCAGGTAACGCAACAAAGGTGTTGAAAGAGTTTTTCTCAATGCATAAAATTGTTTGGTTAACTGTCCGTGCAGAGAATCCTAGAGCTCGAGGGTTCTATGAGAAGAACGGCATGATTAATGTAAGCGATATAAGTTGGGCTGATGGTAATATTCCAGGTGTTGTGTATAAAATTGAAAACGGAAAATAATGAAATACTTTTACGAAAAGAATAGAGAATTACTAGAATCAGAATCAAACAAAAAGTTTGAAGAAATTCTTGCCATGAGCATAGAAGAATTTCGTGATTGGGCTATTCAACTTCGTAAAACAATCGTGTTTCTGTGGGATGAAAAAGGTCAACCACCAAGAGTTGGATATGACGAACAAGAAATCATTGATCAGTTTAATGAGATGACTTCTTTTCCTATACACAAGTTCCTTGTTAAAGATGAACTTACAGGCAATGCAGATGTTATTCGCAACACAAGTGTAGTTGGTAATGCGGTAAATCAATGGTTTCCAACCATGATGAAAACTCGCATCAACTACACGGCAGATGTGAATAGTGGCAAATCAATCTATGATTACTTTGCCAAAGATGAATTGTTGAATACCTTCATCACTTATGCATCACGGCACTTCAAAAGAGATTCGTTCTATCACTATTCAACACCGATTAAATTAAATCAAGTGATTGAAATTGGTTCATTTAGATTTAGAGCTACATCGACAAATGAATTCTTACATTGGTTTGAAACTAAGGCAAGAGCATATGGCACACATGATTACTGGATAGAACCTAATGCAGGTGATAAAGAGTATACTGGTTACAATGAAGAGTTAAAAGATCAAACATATTTGCGAATTACTAAAGATGAATTGTTGCAACTACAAGCAAGTAATCCTGAATTAATTCCTGCTAATTGCACAACGAATGTTGAACACAAAGATGCACAATTGTTTCGTATTCGAATCTATGAAAAAGGACAGAAGTTATTTCCTCTTGGCCTAAAGGCATTTCGCATTTCATTCTGTCAGTATGCAGTTAACTTCCCACCTTTGACTGCAAAGTATTTGTATGAGAGATACACAGATCATATCAAAACGCAAGAACAAATTAACATCTATGATCCATCCTCCGGTTGGGGTGGTAGATTGTTGGGTGCTCTATCTGTTGATGATGAGAGAAACATTCATTACATCGGCACGGATCCAAATACAGACCATTCAACAACTCCTGGCCGCACAAAGTACCATGAGTTTGCTGATTTCTTTAACACAAAGACATATCGAGCGACTGGTTTGTTTCCAAAGACACACACATACGAAATCTTTCAACATGGTTCAGAAGAAATTCATAACGACCCCAAATTTCAAAAGTACAAGGGTAAGTTAGATATGATTTTTACATCTCCACCATACTTTGCAAAAGAAGCTTACTCTGAAGACCCTGAGCAATCATATAAGAAGTTTTCACAGTATGATGCATGGCGAGAAGGTTTTCTCCGCAAGACATTAGAGACTTGTGTAGAGTATTTGAACAATGACAGATATCTTCTATGGAACATTGCTGATGCTGTGTTCGGTGGTGATATGTTGTCATTAGAACAAGATTCGATTGATATACTTACCTCTAAGGGAATGATATATAGAGGTAAGATAAAGATGGCACTTGCACAGATGCCTGGAGGAAATCGAATTGATACTGAAACAGGCTTGCCCAAGGCAAAGAACTTCTGCAAAATCAATGATAAAATGTGGCTCAAATACGAACCTATATTCGTATTCTACAAACCATAGTTGCCCCCTTTTCAGTCTGGTTGTGATATAATACGACCATGACTGAGAAACCTCAATTTTCTTCCTCACAAATCAACAGGTTAGAGTGTTGTTTCCTCACAATATGGCAGCTTGACAATTGTGCTATACTGTGTTACAATGGTAGCATCAAAAGTCAAGGATTAACTATATTATGACATTCACTGTTCACCAAAAGTCTCAACTTGCCAAATTGATGGCAACCGAAAATCTCTCAATACAACACCAGAAAATTCGAACTGCCAAGTTTGATCCAAAAAATCGTGTGCTGTATCTTCCAATTTGGCAAAATATGTCTGGAGTGATGTATGATCTGCTTGGTGGGCATGAAGTTGGCCATGCCCTTTACACTCCTGCGGAAGGATGGCATGATGCCGTTGTTGACAAAACTAAGGGTAAAAACTACAAGTCATTTTTGAATGTTGTAGAAGATGCTCGTATTGAGAAAAAAGTTCAGAGAAAGTATCCCGGCTTAAAATTGTCGTTCCGTGATGCCTATGCTGAATTGAATAAACGAGATTTCTTTGGTTTGAAAAATCGAGAAATTAGCACAATGGCATTTATTGAGAGATTGAACATTTATACCAAATCTCAGTATACTGCCAAAATCAGCTTCTCTTCAGAAGAATTGAATTTTGTAAATAGAATTCAATCTCTTGAATCTTGGGATGATGTTATCAATTTCACTGATGAAATTTATGCCTATTCCAAGCAAGAACAATTTGATATGCAATTGAATGACTTTGAGGAATATAGTGACCCGGCTGATGAAGCTGATGGTGATGGTGACGCTGATTTAGATGAATACAATGAGCCAGAAGAAAATGAAACTTCCGAGGACACCGAGGGCAAATCAAATCCACAAACAAACGAAAAGTCAGAAGAACAATCTGATGAGGATGATAATGATGAATCTGATGAGGATGACACAACAGGCACTCGTGATAAAGAATCAACTCCTTCTAGTGTAGACCAGTTTGACCCAAGTTGCCAAACTGATGAAAACTTCCGCAACAATGAATCTATGTTGCTTGATGAAAAGTGCCGTGAATATTTGTATGTTACTTTACCAAAAGCTAACTATGATAATATTATTACTCCTGCTAAAAGAGTGCAACAATTGCTAAGTGAATATTATGATATGCGCATTAAAGAAGGCATTTTATCGGAAGAAAAAGTTAAAGAATATGTTAATGAATTCAAATCCAAGAATGAGAGGTACGTTTCATTGCTTGCCAAAGAATTTGAAATGCGTAAGGCTGCCAAGGCTTTTAGTAAAACAAAAATCTCTGACACTGGTGATATCGATGTAAACAAACTATCATCGTATAAGTTTGATGATAACATTTTTCGTAAAATGATGATTGTGCCAAAAGGCAAATCACATGGATTGATTTTGTTACTTGACCGCTCTGGTTCTATGTCTGAAAACATGGCAGGCTCTATTGAACAGATTTTGATTCTGTCCATGTTCTGCCGTAAGGTAAACATACCATTCATTGTATATGGCTTCGGTGATTGTATCGGTTCTAATATGATTGATTCTGGCTTGTCTTCAAGAGAATATTGTAAAAAATCAAGAGGGTCTTTCGATATAAAATTGAATGATTTGTGTTTGAATGAAGTTTTTCTTCGTGAATACATTAACTCAAAAATGAGTAATGCTGAATATTCAAAGGCACTTCGCAATATGATTTTATTGAAGAAGTCTTATGAAAGGCATAATAGTAGGTATTATGCAAACTATATCGGTCAACCTGACTCAGAAAATTTATCCAACACACCTATGAATCAGGCGATTGTTGCTCTTGCTGATATTATGAAGGCATTTCGTAAACAAAATAATCTAGATATGAGTAGTCTGGTGATTGTGCATGATGGTGATGCTGATAATTGTTCCTCATATAGAACAATGGGTATGAGAACGAATTGGAAAACCGATGTTGAAGAAGAAGTTGAAGTTGCTACCATTTTTAATGCCAGTTCAACTAATGTCATCATAACGGATAGACAACACAAGTATCAGAGACAATTGATTTATAAACCAGAATCTACACCTTCAGATATTTTGACAAATGGTATTTTAGATTGGTTTCGTGTAACAACAGAATCAAAAGTCTTTGGTTTCTTTTTGTTACCAAGTTATCGGGGCTCTGTGAAAAATGCAATTCACAATCGTTATGTTTTTCCTGACGGTTCTGATTTGAATCAATTACAGAGAACTGATTCTGCTAAAAAATACGATGAACAAGTACGATTACTCAAAGAATTCAGAAGTGAAAAATTTCTGACTTCCCATCGTCCTGGTTATGATGCCTTTTATCTTGTTGCTGGCGGTAATGATTTAGTTACCGAGACTGAGGAAATTGAAGTTGAGGGTAAAGTTACCACAAGCAAATTGAAAAATGCCTTTATGAAATTCAATAAAAAGAAAGCAATCAACCGAGTGCTAGTCTCAAAATTCATACAGGGTATTGCTGCCTAACTGTTGTTTTTTAACAACAGTGGGGGGCTTGACATCTAGAAATAGGTGTGTTATAATGGTGTTATTAAAAGTGAAGGAGTATTTTATATTATGAGTAATCGTACCGAAGTTCGTGAGCAGTTTATCAAAAATCTTATTGGATTGGGTAAATCCACCGTAACAAAATCTGAAATTAAATCTGTATGTAAATCTGTTGGCATTTCAAGCGCTCAATGGTTTACTAGAGAACCAAGTAACAAAGCTGGTCGTGGTCTTTACAAAGTGCCTACATCAGGTCAAGTAAATGTTGCTACACCGGCTACAATTAATTTACAAGCACAAGTTATTACAATGATTAAACCTGTAGAAAAATCCGATAATCGTATTGTTAATGTAGTTACCGACCTTGAAATGTCGGATATGATTCCAAAAGTTTATAAGAACTATGTTCCTTTTGGTAACTTTGATGATGTAATTTCCATCGTACAGTCAATGCGATTCTTTCCTGTTTTCATTACTGGTCATTCTGGTAATGGTAAAACAATGTCTGTTGAACAGGCATGTGCAAAGGCAAAAAGAAAATTCGTTTGTGTTTCCATGACACCTGAAACCGATGAAAGTGATTTACTCGGTAACTATGTACTGATTAATGGCAATATGGAATGGAGAGATGGCCCAGTGACTATCGCTGCTCGGCAAGGTGCCGTGCTTTGTATTGATGAGATTGATTATGGTGCTCAGAATCTTTCCTCATTGCAACGGGTGCTTGAAGGTAAACCATTCCTGCTGAAAAAGAAAGGCGAATTGATTACACCTGCGGCTGGTTTCACCGTATTTGCTACTGCAAACACTAAGGGTAAAGGTAGTGACGATGGTCGTTACATGTTTACCAATGTATTGAATGAGGCTTTCCTTGAACGATTCCGCAATACATACGAACAAGACTGGCCTTCTGCCACTGTTGAAAAGAAAATCATTCGTAAAGAGTTAGATTCAGTTAATCGTTCCGATGATGACTTTGCCGATAAACTTGTTACTTGGGCAGATGTAATCCGTAAAACATTTGCTGACGGTGGTTGTGATGAAGTGATTTCCACTCGCCGTTTAGTTCATGTTGTTGAAACATTTGGTATCTTCGGTGATAAAATTAAGGCAATTAGTTTGTGCTTGAACCGATTTGATGATGATACTAAGGCATCATTCCTGGATCTTTACACAAAAGTTGATGCAGGCGCTTCTATTGAACAGTTGCTTACACCTGAACTTGAATCACAATCTGAAGTTACCTCAAATTTAGAAGAAGAAATTTTATTCTAATTAAATTTACCTTTGATACTTTGGCCCGGCAAATGTCGGGTCTTTTTTCACTTATACCTAACAAACGCTTGACTCAGTTTGTGAGTTAGTGTATAATTGCAACATATTTGAGAGTTATTCGAATCGCCTCTCAAATGCCTTTTAACTGCGATTCGTTTTTATCATGGAGATATTATGTCTACAAAATCTAAAGTTCTTGCTTACCTTTCTAAGGATGGCGCCTATAACACCTTGACAGCTGCTAAGATGCAGTCAATTTTTGGTGTTGCAAACCCATCTGCAACTATCAATGAGCTGCGTAATGAAGGTCATGCAATCTACTTGAACACCCGCATCAATGCGCGGAGTGGTGACAAGGTTGCCTTCTATCGTTTGGGTACGCCAACTAAGCGTATGATTGCTGCAGGCATCGCTGCAATTCGTTCCACTGGTGAACGTGCATTTGCCTAATTTTTCTTAGAAAAATTGTGAAGGGGGAGATATATATCAGTATCTCTCCTTTTTCTTATTATTAAATGGGCATATTATGGAAATTCAAGTTAATGTTGAAGAACTAAAAAAGAAAAGACTTTTTGTTGCCACACCAATGTATGGTGGAATGAATCATGGTTTATACATGAAATCATGTCTAGACTTACAAGCAACAATGGGAAAATATGGCATCGAAACCAAGTTTTCTTTTCTTTTCAACGAATCATTAATCACAAGAGCTCGTAACTACCTTGTTGATGAATTCCTTCGTACAGATTACACACACTTATTGTTTATCGATTCCGATATTCATTTTAATCCAAAAGATGTTGTTGCACTATTAGCATTAGATAAAGATGTTATTGGTGGACCTTATCCAAAGAAATCAATGAACTGGAATAACATTGCACAAGCTGCAAGAAATCATCCAGACCTAGAACCAAAAGAACTTGAAACACTTGTTGGTGAATATGTTTTCAATGTTGTAAAGGGAACACAACAGTTTCAAGTTACCGAACCATTAGAAGTTATGGAAATTGGTACTGGTTACATGTTAGTAAATCGAACTGTCTTTGATAAAATGGCAGTAGAGTATCCAACTATCAAGTATAAGCCAGACCATGTTGGTCAAGCAAACTTTGATGGCTCAAGATATATTCACGCTTACTTTGATACTGTAATCGATTCTAAAGAATCAATCACCGGTGGTGGTTCAGACCGATACTTGTCAGAAGATTATATGTTCTGTCAAATGTGGCGTAAAATGGGTGGGCAGATTTATTTGTGTCCATGGATGAAAACACAACATATTGGTACCTATGCATTTACAGGTAACATGCCTGCTGTTGCACAATATACTGGTAAACTTTGAAACACACGTTTTTATAAATATTCTTTTGGAACTATATTATGAATTGTGTAAATCTTCAAACAAAAATTAAATCTTTTAGGGATAAAGATTTAGAAATATGTAAAAGTTTAGTTAATGTTGATTCGTGGCCTGAATATTATTCTGATGAATTTACAGACCACGAAAACAAACGATTGCCTATTGCTATTGTATTATCTGCTGCTGGTCATCCATTTCAATTGATTGATATCAGCAAGATTAATCTCAGTAATTCTTATTCACAAGAATTTAGAAACGGTGGTGAGAATCCAGAAAAACCTGCTATTCGTATGAGTTTGCATCAAAAAGGATATTACTTAGATACGCATCCAATTCGATTAAGACTTTACAAGAATGGGGAATTATCGGTTGGTGCTGGAATTACAAGACTTCAGCTATTAATTGAGTTGGGTTTCAAAAATGTCATCTGTACAGTTTACAAAGGTGATGATGACGCTTCTGACATTGAAATCAATAACGCTTTTAATATATTCTTTTTCAGAGACAATGCCAATCATCGTCCCGCTGGAATGATTACAAAAGATGATGTTGCTTTCAATGTTAAAAATTCTGTTATAAAAGGTGAAATTGCTTTAGACCCTGATGCGATTAGATATCAAGTTAATGCTATGACACAACCAACTTCTTGGACTAAAAAATATAAAGAAGAAATAGCTGCTATTGTATTTAATGCTTGCAATAATTATACAGATGAAAATGGCAATGAAGTTATTGTTAGGTCGTATACAACAGAAGCAGTAAAAAATGATTTTATGATGAACTATAAAGAAACTGATTATACAAAGTATATGGTGTTTTCAACTGGTTCAACAAAGAAGATTGCATATGCTGTTGGTGAAGAGATGAAAAAGCATAATAAGAAAATTAGAATAGTTTTACACACTGATAGACTAGATGCTTTTGATTTGGAATCTACTTACATTAAAAGAATCATTGAAGCGAAAGATGAAATAAAAATGCTTTGGGATCGATTAAGTTCTTTTTTCGGTGAAGCTGATGTTAGTGACAGAGTAGAAATTTATGGTTGTCTTCCTGCTGTTTCAACATTGACACCTAACATGAATGAAATGGTTATTTTTGGATTAAATGATGCATTTTTATCAAATTTACATCATCTCACGACAAAAAATAAAAAGGCAATTGCCAATTCAATCGATAGTTTTATGTTAAATGATTCTAAAGAAACTGAAGAGATGGAATATCAATGACAACATCGGAAGAAGTTGTGAAAGCATCTCAAACTGCAACCACCGGTGGTCGTAAGTTTGACGGTGATAAACTACAATATGGTTTACTGCCACCACTTGCATTAAAAGCTATGGTTGAAATTTTGACCTTTGGTGCAAAGAAATATGAACCGGATAATTGGAAACATGTTCCAGATTCCAAACGGAGATACTTTGATGCAATGCAAAGGCATTTATGGGCATGGAAAGAGGGTGAGCAAAATGATCCTGAATCAGGAAAAAATCACCTTGCTCATGCTCTTTGTTGCCTCACATTTCTGTATGAACATGATATAATGTATTCTGTTGATGACAATTCTTAATTATGAGAGGTATTAAATGAAATTATCAAACGACACACTATCGGTGTTAAAAAACTTTGGTGCTATTAATCAAGGCATCATGTTTAAGAAGGGTAGGAAGCTTAAAACAGTTTCTTCACATAAAAATATTCTTGCTGAGGTAGATATCAAAGAAGATATTCCAGCGGACTTCGGTGTATATGACCTGAACAATTTCTTGTCAGTTGTGTCACTCCATAAAGACGATCCAACATTTGAGTTTGATGAGAAGCATGTTGTTATCGTTGGTAACAAAGGTCGCAGTAAGATTAAATATCGTTTCTGTGAGCCCACAATGATTGTTATTCCACCTGAGAAGCAATTAACAATGCCTGATGCAGAGATTAATTTCACTCTTTCAGCTGAAGACTATGATTGGATTATGCGGGCTGCATCAGTTCTATCTTCACCACAAGTTGCTGTTGAATCTGATGGTAAGAAAGTATCAATTGTGACTATTGATTTGGCAAATGATTCTGCACATACTGATGCACTTGAAATTTCTGCTGGTGATGGCAGTAAGTATCGCATGGTATTCAAAACTGAAAACCTTAGTAAGATTCTTGCTGGTGGTTATGAAGTTGCTATCTCTTCAAAGGGCATTTCAAATTTCAAACACAAAACACATCCACTTCAATATTGGATTACAACTGAACAAGGATCTAAGTTTGAGAAGGCTGCTTAATTGTGAGATATGCTGACGCATTTCCTGATGATGAAGAACAACCACTTGTTCAACTTGAGCAAACACAATCAATTTTTTCTACTTTAACAAAGCAAGAATACATTGCTGTGTTGGAGAATGAAAGAGAAACTCTATTGCGGCGTCACTTCAATTCAGAAGAAGGTGGTACAGGTGATTTCAATACTGCCGCTTCTGTTTTAGAACACCGTATTAATGAGATTAAAGCTCAACTTTGATTTTTTTATTTTATATTATGAGGCATTGTGATGGAACATTTATTATGGACTGAGGCTTACAGACCTAAAACTGTAGAAGAGTGCATACTGCCTGAAAGGCTGAAACACCCATTTCAGGAGTATGTTAATCAAAAACAAATCCCCAATCTTTTACTAAGTGGTGGTGCAGGTGTTGGTAAAACAACTATTGCAAAGGCTATGTGTAATGAGATTGGTTGCGATTTTCTAGTAATCAATGGTTCAGACGAATCTGGTATTGATACATTCCGTGTCAAAATCAAAAACTATGCTTCATCTATGTCACTAACTGGTGGTCGCAAGGTCATCATTATTGATGAAGCGGACTATCTAAATCCCAATTCAACACAACCTGCTTTGCGTAATGCGATTGAAGAGTTTGCAGGTAACTGTTCGTTCATCTTTACTTGTAATTACAAAACTCGCATCATTGAACCATTGCACTCTCGATGTGCAGTTATTGATTTCAATTTGAAGAACGGTGAGAAGGCTAAGATGGCATCTGCTTTCTTTAAGAGAGTTCAGATGATTTTGCAAAGTGAAAAAGTTGAGTTTGTTGATTCAGTTATTGCAGAATTAATTAAGAAACACTTTCCAGACAATCGCCGTATTCTAAATGAGTTGCAACGATACTCACAGTTTGGAAAGATTGATACTGGTGTTCTTGCACAGATTGGTAATGTTCAACTAAGTGAGATTACTAAACATATCAAAGACAAAGACTTTGGTGCAATTCGTAAATGGGTTGGCAGCACAGATATTGATGCAAATGTTTTGTTCCGTCAATTGTATGATGCATTGTATGAAGTGATGAAACCACAATCTATTCCACAAGCAGTTTTGATTCTTGCAGAATATCAATACAAACAAGCATTTGTTGCTGATTCCGAGATAAACACCGTGGCTTGCCTAACAGAGCTCATGGCAACATGTGATTTTGTGTGATGGATTTATTGAAACCAATCTTTGATACTATTATGTTATGAGCAATCCATTTGATTACCTAAACGCAATTCTTCAAAACAAAAAACAGTTAATTGTTGATGAGTTGACTGAAAAAGACTATTCGCCATTTATGGTTAATAGAGGTCTCTCTTATCACAAAGACTGTATCATGTATGCAAATGAAATGAACAGTCGCCACTTGATAGATAAAAAGTTACAAAATGATTTTTTACTAAATACCGTGCGGTCCCAGAAAAGACCGTTTACGAAGTGGATAAAGTCTGTGAAAAGTGAAGATTTATCATGTATAAAACAAGTCTTTGGCTTCTCTGACTCAAAAGCAGCAGAAGCTGCACGCCTACTCAGTAAAGAACAAATCCAACAACTAAAAGAACAAACCGATATCGGTGGATTGAAGAGGTAATAAAATGGTAGACTTGAATAAGTTTGTTGAGGTAACACTCAACGAACAGGATGATTTTTTAAAAGTTAGGGAGACACTTACCCGAATTGGTGTCTCTTCCCGTAAGGAAAAGGTTCTTTATCAATCGTGTCACATTCTACACAAACAAGGACTTTATTACATTGTCCACTTTAAAGAGTTATTTGCATTAGATGGAAAACCATCAAATATTTCAGAAAATGATATTCAAAGAAGAAATGCAATTGCAAATTTGTTAGAAGAATGGGGACTAGTAAAGATAATTAACCATAAATTGCTAGAAGACAATATTGCACCACTACATCAGATTAAGATAATCTCCTTTAAAGAGAAAGATGATTGGCAACTGGTTGCAAAATATAACATTGGCAAGAAACTATATGAACATTGAAATGGAATTAACTTATGAAAATTCTGAAATTACAAAATCGTTACACTGGAGAAATTGTTTATTGTGAAGATGTGAATGATGTTGTCGCTGAAGGCGCTTACACTTTCATTAAAGTATATAAAGAACAATTACCAGGTAGAATTTACTTGGTCAACAAGGACGCTTATGTCTTGGTGACTAAATAATGTTGTGATGCCTTAGGGGTCACATTTAATTAACTCGCTTAATAGGAGAAAACTATGACATTAGGACATATTTCATTTGGTCCGTTGCACCACTCTACACTCGGCTTTGACCGATTCTTTGATGATGTTGAAAAACTTATGAATGTAGATGTGCAGAAAACTGTATCAAACTTTCCACCACATAACATTGTAAAACTGGACGATACTCATTACATCGTAGAACTTGCCGTTGCAGGATTTTCTAAAGATGAAATTGAAATCTCAGTTGAAGATGGTAAACTAACTGTCAAGGGTGAAAAGGATGATAAAGAAAGCAAAGTGCAATATCTACACAAAGGTATCGGCACAAGGTCTTTCACAAAGACACTCACCATTGCAGATACAATCGAAGTAAAAGGTGCTGAGTTCAAGGATGGTATTCTAAGTATTGGCTTAGAGAATATTATTCCTGAACATAAGAAACCTCGCAAGATTGAAATTGGTGAAGGTTTGAAGTCATTCAAACCACAACTGCTTCAAGAAGCAGTCTAAACGGTAGGGGTCGCAATGACCCCTATTATTGCCACACCTCTATAGAATTATTTGATATAATATGATTATGAAACCTGATAAAAACTTCAAACTTCCCAAGCAAGTAAAACGAACAATGGCAACTATGGTTGATTCCGTTGAACGAAACACATATAAAAATATGATGATTCAAGCGCAACTGCATTCCAATAAGACTGAAAAACAATCCGGTAAAAAAGACAAGCCTAAGCCAAAGAATGTTGCCTAGTAAATTTGCTGATGCACACATGAAGGCAGCTGAGGTTTATGCTCAGTTGTCTTCCGCGGTGCGATTAAAAGTTGGATGTGTTGTTGTAAAAAATGACACCATCATTGGCATTGGTTACAATGGCATGCCTTCAGGTTGGGATAACAACTGTGAAGATTATTCTGGATTAGATTCAAATGGTAACCCAACTTTAGTAACTAAACCAGAGGCGCTTCATTCTGAAACTAATGCGCTCGCCAAGATTGCACGGTCAACAAATTCAAGTGATGGGGCAAGTATGTTTATCACACATGCACCTTGTTTAGATTGTGCTAAATTAGTTTATCAATCTGGAATCAAATCTGTATATTATCGTAACAGTTATAGAAATACAGCTGGTATAGATTTCTTAAATAAATGTAATGTTGAGGTGATAATGATATGATATACACAACCAAAGTTCTAGAAATTTGTGAGAATGGTGATGCACTTGTTGAATTGCCCAATGAGTTGGTAAAAGAACTTAATTGGAAAATTGGTGACACACTTGATTACGAATTGAAGGATGGATCTGTTTTTATAAAAAATCTTAGTAAGGAAAAAAGAGATGCTAGTGCTACCTGATAATATGATAGGTAAACCAGTTGGTTTTACCTGTTCAACCTGGGATTTACTTCATGCTGGGCATATTCTAATGCTTGCTGAATGTAAAACAATCTGTGACTATTTGATTGTTGGTGTTCAAAGTGATCCAACAATTGATAGGCCAGAAACTAAAAACAAACCTATTCAGTCTGTTGTTGAAAGGTATGTTCAATTGTCTGCTGTTAAGTTTATTGACCAGATTATTGTTTATGATACAGAGAAAGACCTTGAAGACTTGTTGATGTTTCTACCGATTAGTGTTCGCATTATTGGTGAAGAATACAAAGACAAAGAATTTACAGGTAAACAAATCTGTGAAGATCGTGGTGTTAAAATTTGGTACAACTCTCGCAATCATCGATTTAGTTCTTCTGAATTGAGAACTAGAACTTATCAGTCTGAATTAAAAAAGAAAGGCTAATAACCACCTGATTTAGGCAGTTATGCTAACCAAAAGCTTGCACCACAACATAATCTATGTTATAATGTGTAAAGTAAGTTAAATTAAATAAAGAGGTATAGTAATGAACATTCGTGAATTGGCAAAAAAACTCGCTGTAGAGTACAAGATGCCAAGGGCAGATAGGTATGATTTATATTTGCGAGACTTTGACAGCATGGTTGAAATTCTTGGATGGGTGCAAGATCCATCCGCAGATATGAATGACTATCGTGGAAGAGAAATGCTTTTTCCTAAACGATGGGTAACTATTGGTGTATTGCCTTTTGAAATACCTGTCAATGTATAGAGTGTCTTATTATATCAACGGTTCATCAGCAGTATCATTCAAAGAATTTGATAATATTGCTGAAGCTATAGATTTTTCAAATAAGCAACCCATTAACTCAGTATTGGAAATTAAATTATATGACAACGAAGCTCGTAACCTTCAAAACGAATCATACGATTCTCGCAGGAGTGGATTGCAAAAGTAATAACAAAATTGTTATTACCAAACCAGTTCAAGTAGTATTACAATCAACTAAAGATGGTCCAATGATGGCTTTTGCCCCATTCTTGGATTTTGCAGAAGAGTTTGCCACAGGTATTACTATTGAAATGGATTCTGTTTTGTGTATCACTACACCAAATACAGACCTCGAAAATCAATATAGTAAAGTATTTGGTAGTGGCATCGAAATCGCAAGTGTGATTCCTAAGGTTTAATTATTTATAAAAAATGAAATACTACACAAATGTTGCTTCTGTTGGCAACAACATACTCTATCGTGGTATTAAAGAAGGCCGGCGTGTAAAGTTAAAAGTAGCTTACACGCCGACTTTGTTTTTGCCAAGTAAAAAAGAAACTGCCTTCAAAACACTGAATGGTGATTTTCTTGAGTCAATGAAGTTTGAATCTATTCGTGAGGCAAGAGATTTCGTTAAGCGTTATGAGGGTGTTGAGAATTTCAAAATCTTTGGCAATTCTTCTTATCAATATGCCTTTATTGCAGATGAACAAAAGGGCATGGTTGATTGGAAGATGGAAGACTTGTCTGTTGCAATAATTGATATTGAAGTTGGTTCCGAGAATGGTTTTCCTGATCCATACCTTGCAAATGAACCAATCACAGCGATTGCAATTAAGTATATTAATGGTGCAATGACTGTATTTGGTTGTGGGGATTACAAAGTACAAGGTGATGAAGTCTATATCAAGTGTGATGATGAATACAATCTTTGCAAGAAGTTCCTAAGATTTTGGGAAGAGAATTGCCCTGATGCAATTTCAGGCTGGAACATTAAGTTCTTTGATATTCCGTATATTGTAAATCGATTCAATAAAGTTCTCGGTGAAGACGAAACAAAGAAACTATCACCATGGGGTTACATCAACAGCCGCAAAACTGTAATGAACAACCGTGAATTGGTTGCATATGATTTTGTTGGTGTATCTACATTAGATTACATTGAGTTATACAGATGGTATGCGCCAGGTGGTAAATCACAAGAATCATATTCACTGAACAATATTTGTAATGTTGAAATCGGTGAGAGTAAAATATCCTATGAAGAGTTTGATAATCTTCATGCGTTGTATCGATTGAATCATCAAAAATTTATTGAATATAACATTAAAGATGTGGATCTGGTTCTTAAGCTTGAACATAAATTAAAACTGATTGAGTTGGGTCTTACTCTTGCGTATGATACCAAAACAAATTATGAAGATATCTTTGCGCAAACAAGAATGTGGGATTCTCTAATCAACAATTATTTGTTTGAAAGAAATATCATTGTTCCACCAAAGAGTCATAATAGTAAATCAGCTGCGTTTGAAGGTGCATATGTCAAAGAAGTGCAAGTTGGTAAACACGATTGGGTTGCTAGTTTTGACTTAACATCCCTATATCCACATTTGATGGCACAATATAACATTTCACCAGAAACTTTGATTGAAGTCGATGATTATACCAAAGAGATGCGAGATGTTATTTCTAAAGGTGTTTCTGTTGATAAGATGATTGACCAGAATGTTGATACATCAAAACTAACTGGTGTTACAATCACACCGAATGGTCAATTCTTTCGCACTGACAAACAAGGTTTCTTGCCTAAGATGTTAGAAGAAATGTATGTTGACAGAAGTAAATTCAAAAAACTAATGTTGAAAGCAAAACAAGAGTATGAGAATGAAAAAGATGAGTCGAAGAAAACTGAGATTAATAACCGAATTGCAAGATATGATAATCTACAACTTGCAAAGAAAGTTTCATTAAATTCTGCTTACGGTGCCCTTGGTTCACAATATTTCCGTTTTTATGATTTGAGAATGGCACTTGCAGTTACACTTGCGGGCCAATTGTCTATTCGTTGGATTGAAAAACACCTCAATTCTTATATGAATAATCTATTGAAAACGGAAGAAGATTATGTTATCGCCTCGGATACAGATTCCATTTATCTTAAGCTTGGTTCACTTGTTGATAAAGTGCATAAAGACAAGACAGACACTAATAAAATTATCGCCTTCATGGACCGTGTCTGTGAAGATAAGATTCAACCATCTATTGATGAGAGTTACAAGAATCTTGCTGAATATGTTCATGCGTTTGCCCAAAAAATGCAAATGAAGAGAGAAGCATTGGCAGATAAAGGCATCTGGACTGCCAAGAAGAGATATATCCTAAACGTGTATAACAATGAAGGTGTTGCTTATAACGAACCGTATATGAAGGTCATGGGTCTTGAAATGGTAAAATCATCTACTCCATCGGCTATTCGTGAGAAGATGAAAAAGTCTATTAAGATTATGATGCAAGGAACCGAGAATGATATTCATGAATTCATTGCAGATTTCAAAGTGAATTTTAAGAAACTTCCTGTTGAAGATATTTCTTTTCCAAGAGGATTGAATGGTCTGAAAGATTATGCCGATTCTGTTATCATGTATAAGAAAGGCACACCAATTCATGTTAAGGGTGCAATTCTATACAATCACTATCTTGTGAAAATGGGTCTTGATAAAAAGTATCCAAAGATACAAGAAGGTGAGAAAGTTAAATTTACTTATATCAAACAACCAAATCCTTTTAAGGATATGGTCATTAGTTATCCTGGCAGATTGCCTGTTGAGTTTGGTCTACAAGAATATATTGATTATGATTTGCAGTTTGAAAAAGCATTTATCGAACCAATTAAAGTTGTACTAGATTGTATGGGTTGGTCTACTGAGAAACGAAACAGTTTGGAGAGTTTCTTTGGCTGATATTCGCATCATTAGAACAGGTCTTAATGTTACTAAGATTAAATCTCAATTAGAAAAGTATAAAGAAGATTGGGGTAATCAAAAGCAGATGAATGGTGCTCAGCAAATTGATCCAGAGTTTCATAAGATTTACGCTGGTGTATTACAATTAGTGATGGGTGCAATTTCAAAGCCAGATGAAATGGTTTATAATACAGAAATCTGTTTGAAGACTCCTGCATATGATAGACACACCGAGATAGTTAAGTTTATGAAGAGGCATTTTCATGCTCATTCTCGGTGTGGTTTCTTATCTCTGCCAGTTGGTGAAATTGTTGGTACTCATATAGATCAAGGAACTTATTATCAAACTAAAGATCGATATCATTTATCGATACAGGGTCGTTATAAGTATCATTGTGGTGATGATGAAGTAATTGTTGAACCAGGAACTCTATTATGGTTTGATAATAAAAAGCCACATGGTACAGAAAATGTTGGTGATGAAATGCGAATAACATTTGTTTTTGATGTACCTCACAATAAAAAGAATCCATGATACAAGTCTTTCTTCCGTTCATTACAGCGATTGGTCTTTCAGCAGTTGCAGCCTATTATTCAGTAATAGGTCTTGCACAGATATTTCCAGGTTCATTCTGGCCTATTATTATTATGGGATCGATACTTGAATTGTCTAAGTTGGTGACAGTATCATGGTTGTATAATAATTGGAAAGAAACTGCAAGGATGATGAAATACTATTTTTTAATTGCTATCATCTTACTGATGGCAATTACAAGTATGGGTATTTTTGGTTATCTTTCCAGAGCGCATATTGAATCAAACATTGTAGTTGGTGCAAACTCAACTGAATTGAAAACAATTGAGACACAAGAGAAAATTGCTAAAGATCGATTGGATTATTTACTTGCAAGAGCAAAAGATCCATCTACCGCAAGCAGAAAACTGGATAAACAAATACAAGAAACACAGGTAGAGTTGAAGAGACTATCCACTGAGAAGTTGCCATTACTGAAAGAAGAAAATCAGTTATTGGCAGAAGTGGGTCCAATCAAATACATTGCTGAGATTTTCTATACAAAAGATGATCCAGGCTTCATAGATAAAGCTGTTCGCTTAGTAATATTCACTATCATTATTGTATTTGATCCACTTGCCGTTTTACTATTGATTGCGGCAAATCAAACATATAAAAAACTAAAACAGGAAGAGGCCTTGCCTGAAATTACTTCTGCAAAGGTAAAGAAAAAGAAAGTGCTTGACAGCAGCCCTATTATTAGTGTAGAATCCTTTATGGACAATGAGATTATTCCCAAAAACAAAATTACCAAAATGGATGGAGGATCCTTCTAGTGAAAATATTTTACTGTTGTTCCTGCGACAATAACATATAGAGTTAACAGTAAAAATGAAAAATGACATTATTTAACA